GGCGGCTGCCACCACAACGGCCGAATTGTGGAAAATGGCCGGGGTGATCAGCGATGAAGCCGGTGGTGGTATCAGACAGGCGGCAGAAAATCTGGCCCGTCTGGCAGAAAGCGGGAAATATACCGCCGGGCAGCTACGGATCATGGGGGAAACCTCTCAGAGATGGCTGCAGACGGTGGGGACGATGCCGGGAAGGTGGAAAAAGCCTTTGAAGGGATTGCAGCAGATCCGGTGAAGGCGCTGGCCTCCCTGAATCAGCAGTATAACTTCCTGAGCGTTTCCCAGTTACGCCATATTGATGAGCTTGAGCGCACGAAAGGTAAACAGGCTGCGGTGACGGAGGCGATGTCCCTGTTTGCGGATGTTATGAATGCACGTCTGGAGCAACTTGATAAAGCGGCCACGCCGGTGGAAAAAATCTGGGACGATGTAAAACCTGGACTTCTGACGCATGGGCATGGATAGGTGATCATACACTGGGGGCACTCAGTCTGATCACTGACGTGGTGGCAGGAACCGTTGAACAGGTGAAGCTGCTGCTTGTGCAGGGGATCTGGCGCTGGCTGAATTTATTCAGTCAGCCTGGGAAACGACAAAGAATGTGCCCGGCGTTGGTGCGTTGTTTGGTGAACTGGCAGAAGAGAACCGCGTATTTATTGAGAAAACAAAACGCGATGAACTGGCGCTGAGAAAATCCATTGCGGAACGGGATGCGCGTATACGCCAGGGGAAATGGGGTACATCAACCGTTCGCGTGCAACAGGCGTCAGCAAAGGTCCGGGGCAGCAGGAAGCCGTCAGCCGTCTGGCTGAAGAGCTGACAGGTAAAAAGCATACATCACCGAAAACGCGCTCTGCCGGGGGAGAGGGAAGAGGAGCAGGCAAGAGAGGCTCTGCTTGCCCTTGAAGCTGAACTCAGGACGCTGGAAAAACACAGCGGTGCGAATGAAAATCAGCCGGCAACGCCGTGATTTATGGAAGGCGGAAAGTCAGTATGCGGTCCTGAAAGAGGGCTGCCACGAAACGACAGTTATCCGGGCAGGAAAAATCCCTGCTGGCCCATGAGAAAGAGACGCTGGAGTACAAACGCCAGCTGGCTGAGCTGGGCGACAAGGTTGAATACCAGAAACGCCTGAATGAGCTGGCACAGCAGGCGGCACGGTTTGAAGAGCAGCAGAGCGCGAAGCAGGCCGCCATCAGCGCAAAAGCCCGTGGTCTCACTGACCGTCAGGCGCAGCGGGAGTCTGAAGCGCAGCGTCTTCGTGACGTGTATGGCGATAATCCGCAGGCGCTGGGCACAGGTCACCGGGGCACTGAAACAGACATGGGCGGATGAAGACATGCTGCGCGGTGACTGGCTGGCCGGGCTGAAGTCCGGCTGGGGCGAGTGGGCAGAAAGTGCGACGGACAGTTTTTCGCAGGTTAAAAGTGCTGCCACGCAGACCTTTGACGGTATTGCGCAGAATATGGCGGCGATGCTGACCGGTGCAGAGGCAGACTGGCGGGGATTCACCCGTTCGGTGCTGTCCATGATGACAGAAATCCTGCTTAACAGGCCATGGTGGGAATTGTCGGGCGTATCGGCAGTGCCCATTGGTGGTGCTTTCGGTGGTGGTGCATCTGCTTCCTCGGGGACGGCCATGAGGCTGCGGCGGCGAACTTCCATTTCGCGACCGGAGGATTTACGGGGACGGGCGGCAAATATGAGCCTGCGGGGATAGTTCACCGCGGGGAGTTTGTTTTCACGAAAGAGGCAACCAGCCGGATAGGTGTGGGGAATCTTTACCGTCTGATGCGCGGGTATGCGGAAGGTGGTTATGTGGGTGCTGCCGGAAGTCCGGCGCAGATGCGGCGGGCGGAAGGTATTAATTTTAATCAGAACAATCACGTGGTGATTCAGAACGACGGTATCAACGGACAGGCGGGCCGCAGCTGATGAAGGCGGTGTATGACATGGCCCGTAAGGGGGCGCAGGATGAACTCCGGCTGCAGTTACGTGATGGCGGTATGTTATCAGGGAGCGGGCGATGAAAACCTTTCGCTGGAAAGTGAAGCCGATATGGAGGTGAACTCGCAGCCGTCGGTGCGTGAAGTGCGTTTTGGTGACGGGTACTCACAGCGTATGGCGGCAGGGCTGAATGCTGACCTGAAAACATACCGGGTGATGCTTTCCGTGACCCGGGAGGAGGCCCGGCATCTGGAAGCGTTCCTGGCAGAGCACGGGGGCTGGAAGGCATTTTTGTGGAAGCCACCCTATGCATACCGGCAGATAAAGGTGACCTGTGCCGGGTGGTCTGCGCGGGTCGGGATGCTGCGCGTTGAGTTCAGCGCGGAGTTTAAGCAGGTGGTGAACTGATGCAGGATATTCACGAAGAAACTCTTAACGAGTCGGTTAAGTCAGAGCAGTCACCGCGGGTGGTGCTCTGGGAAATCGACCTGACGGCGCAGGGCGGTGAGCGGTATTTTTTCTGCAATGAGCTGAATGAAAAAGGGGAGCCGGTGACCTGGCAGGGGCGTGAATATCAGGCGTACCCGATTGAGGGCAGCGGCTTTGAGATGAACGGAAAGGGCAGCAGTGCCCGCCCGTCGCTGACAGTGTCCAATCTTTTTGGGCTGGTCACCGGGATGGCGGAGGATTTGCAGAGCCTGGTGGGTGCCACGGTGGTCCGCCGCCGGGTGTATGCGCGTTTTCTGGATGCGGTGAATTTTGTGGCAGGCAATCCGGAGGCAGACCCTGAGCAGGAGCTGATGGACCGGTGGGTGGTGGAGCAGATGTCAGCGCTGACGGCCATGACGGCCTCGTTTGTGCTGGCGACACCGACGGAGACGGACGGTGCGCTGTTTCCCGGTCGCATCATGCTGGCGAACACCTGTATGTGGGATTACCGGGGCGATGAATGCGGGTATAACGGTCCGGCAGTGGCGGATGAGTTCGACAACCCCACCACGGATATCCGGAAGGACAGATGCAGTAAATGCATGCGCGGGTGTGAGATGCGCGGCATGGTGGCTAATTTCGGCGGTTTCCTTTCCATTAATAAACTTTCGCAGTAAATCCCGTTTTATGACACAGACTGAATCAGCGATTCTGGCGCATGCCCGGCGGTGTGCGCCAGCGGAGTCGTGCGGCTTCGTGATAAGCACCCCGGAGGGCGAACGGTACCAGCCCTGCGTGAATATCTCCGCAGAGCCGGAGGCGTATTTTCGTATTGCACCGGAAGACTGGCTGCGGGCAGATATGCAGGGGGAGATTGTGGCGCTGGTCCACAGTCATCCCGGTGGTCTGCCCTGGCTGAGCGAGGCGGACCGGCGGCTGCAGATAAAGAGTGCCCTGCCCTGGTGGCTGGTCTGCCGGGGCGACATTCACCGGTTCCGCTGTGTGCCGCACCTGACCGGACGGCGCTTTGAACACGGTGTGACGGACTGTTACAGCCTGTTCCGGGATGCATACCATCTGGCGGGGATAACGCTGCCGGATTTTGTGCGTGAGGATGACTGGTGGCGCAACGGCCAGAACCTGTACCTGGACAACCTGGCGGACAACGGCTTTTACCGGGTGTCTCCGTCCTGTGCACAGGCGGGCGATATCCTGCTGTGCTGCTTTGGTTCATCGGTGCCGAATCATGCCGCCATTTACTGTGGCAACGGTGAACTGCTTCACCATATACCTGAACAACTGAGTAAACGGGAGAGGTATTCTGAAAAATGGCAACGACGAACGCATTCTGTCTGGCGTCACCGCCACTGGTCCGTATCTGCCTTCACGGGGATTTACAACGATTTGGTCGCCGCATCAGCCTGTATGTGAACACGGCAGCGGAGGCCATACGTGCCCTGTCACTGCAGGTGCCGGGATTCCGCGGTCAGATGAACGAAGGCTGGTACCGGATACGTATTGCCGGTGAGGATACCGCGCCGGAGGCGGTGTATGCCCGTCTTCACGAACAACTGGGTGAGGGAGCGGTCATCCACATTGTACCGCGACTGGCCGGAGCCGGGGGAAATGGTGTTTTTCAGGTGGTGCTGGGGGCAGCAGCCATCGTGGGCTCTTTCTTCACAGCCGGTGCAACGATGGCGTTGTGGGGCGCAGCCCTGAGTGCCGGAGGGCTGACTGCCACCACGATGCTGTTCTCACTGGGTGCCAGCATGATACTGGGTGGTGTGGCTCAGATGCTGGCCCCGAAGGCAAAGACGCCGGAGTACAAAAGTACGGATAACGGTAAACAGAACACGTATTTTTCGTCACTGGACAACATGATTGCCCAGGGTAACCCGATGCCGGTACCTTACGGTGAAATGCTGGTTGGTTCACGACGGATATCCCAGGACATTAGCACCCGTGATGAGGGCGGAGACGGGAAAGTGGTGGTTATCGGACGGGGATAAAAATAAAAAAATCCCGCAGAGTTAGTGGAGCTGCGGGAAATAACGATGAAGATTAATGTTATGGAGTTATTTTTTTGGGCAGAAAAACAGTAACGCAGCGTCATTATAGCGGCTACAGGCAATTGCCGGAAATGTGAAGAATTTCAGAAATTTTATTCCGTCATGACACAGGCACCCTCCGGGGTGCCTGTTGTTTTTGGGCATAAACAGATTCAGACATCAGACAGGAGAGGGGGACAGAGTGGGTAAAGGGGGCGGCAAGGGGCACACACCGCGTGAGGCGAAGGACAATCTCAAATCCACGCAGATGATGAGCGTGATTGATGCCATTGGTGAGGGACCGGTGGAAGGTCCGGTGAAGGGACTGCAGAGTATTCTGGTGAACAAAACCCCGCTGACGGACACGGACGGTAATCCCGTGATACACGGTGTGACCGCCGTCTGGCGCGCCGGGGAGCAGGAGCAGACACCGCCGGAAGGCTTTGAGTCCTCCGGGGCAGAAACCGCACTGGGCGTGGAGGTGACGAAGGCAAAGCCGGTGACGCGCACCATCACGTCAGCGAACATTGACCGTCTGCGGGTCACCTTCGGGGTGCAGTCACTGGTGGAGACCACCTCAAAGGGTGACCGTAATCCCTCTTCTGTCCGCCTGCTGATTCAGCTTGAGCGTAACGGGCACTGGGTGACGGAGAAGGATATCACCATTAACGGCAAGACCACCTCGCAGTACCTGACGTCTGTGATTCTGAATAATCTCCCTGAGCGCCCCTTTAACATCCGGATGGTCAGGGAGACGGCGGACAGCACCACGGACCAGCTGCAGAACAGAACGCTGTGGTCGTCATACACCGAAATCATCGATGTGAAACAGTGCTACCCGAACACGGCCATTGTGGGGCTGCAGGTGGATGCGGAGCAGTTTGGTGGCCAGCAGCTGACGGTGAACTACCATATCCGTGGTCGCATCATTCAGGTGCCGTCAAACTATGACCCGGAAAAACGCACCTACAGCGGTATCTGGGACGGGAGTCTGAAACCGGCATACAGCAATAACCCGGCCTGGTGCCTGTGGGACATGCTGACCCACCCGCGCTACGGCATGGGAAAACGCCTGGGGGCCGCGGATGTGGACAAGTGGGCACTGTATGCCATCGGGCAGTACTGCGACCAGACGGTCCCGGATGGTTTCGGGGGAACAGAGCCGCGGATGACTTTCAATGCGTACCTGTCACAGCAGCGTAAGGTGTGGGATGTCCTGGGGGATTTCTGCTCGGCGATGCGCTGTATGCCGGTATGGAACGGCCAGACGCTGACGTTCGTTCAGGACCGTCCGTCGGATGTGGTGTGGCCGTACACCAACAGCGATGTGGTGGTGGATGATAACGGCGTGGGGTTCCGCTACAGCTTCAGTGCCCTGAAGGACCGGCACACGGCGGTGGAGGTGAATTACACCGACCCGCAGAACGGCTGGCAGACCTCCACGGAACTGGTGGAAGACCCGGACGCCATCCTGCGCTACGGACGCAACCTGCTGAAGATGGATGCGTTTGGCTGTACCAGCCGCGGTCAGGCCCACCGTGCCGGACTGTGGGTGATAAAGACCGAACTGCTGGAAACGCAGACGGTGGATTTCACGCTCGGGTCACAGGGGCTGCGGCATACGCCCGGTGACATCATTGAAATCTGTGATAACGACTATGCCGGGACCCTGACCGGCGGACGCATCCTGTCCATTGATGCCGCCAGCCGCACACTGACGCTGGACCGTGAGGTGACACTGCCGGAAGCAGGGACATCGACGGTGAACCTGATTAACGGCAGCGGTAAGCCGGTGCGCGTGGACATCACTGCACACCCCGCGCCGGACCGGATACAGGTCAGCGCCCTGCCGGATGGCGTGGAGACATACGGTGTGTGGGGACTCTCCCTGCCGTCACTGCGTCGTCGCCTGTTCCGCTGTGTTTCCATCCGGGAAAACACGGACGGCACTTTTGCCATCACGGCAGTGCAGCACGTACCGGAAAAAGAAGCCATTGTGGATAACGGGGCTCGCTTTGAGCCGCTGTCCGGTTCACTGAACAGCGTTATCCCGCCGGCAGTGCAGCACCTCACGGTGGAGGTGAGTGCCTCAGACGGCCAGTATCTGGCGCTGGCGAAATGGGACACGCCGCGGGTGGTGAAGGGCGTGCGCTTCAGTCTGCGCCTGACCAGCGGAAACGGTGAAAACAGCCGCCTGGTGACCACCGCCATCACTGCCGACACGGAGCACCGTTTCAGTGGCCTGCCTCTGGGGGAATACACCCTGACGGTCAGGGCGATAAACAGCTACGGCCAGCAGGGCGAACCTGCCACCACCGCGTTCCGGATTAATGCGCCTGCAGCACCGGCCAGCATTGAGCTGACGCCGGGGTATTATCAGATAACAGCAGTACCGGTGCTGGCGGTGTATGACCCGACGGTACAGTTTGAGTTCTGGTTCTCGGAGGCAAAAATCGCAGACACATCTCAGGTGGAAACCTCTGCCCGTTATCTGGGGACAGGCAGCCAGTGGAGCGTCTCCGGCCCGCACATCAAGCCGGGGAAGGATTTCTGGTTTTATGTGCGCAGCGTTAACCTGGTGGGGAAATCTGCGTTTGTGGAAGCCAGTGGCCGGGCGAGCAATGATGCAGAAGGGTATCTGGGGCTGTTTCGGGAAAAGATAGGAAAACTGCATCTGGCACAGGGGATGTGGGAGCTGATTGATAACAGCCAGCTTGACAATGAGATGGCGGAGATGAAGACCACCATCACCGAAACCCGCAATGAAATCACGCAGACGGTCAGTAAAACCCTGGAAGACCAGAGCGCCACCATACAGCAGATACAGCGGGTGCAGACAGACACAAATAACGACCTGGCTGCGCTGTACATGCTGAAGGTGCAGAAAACAAAAAACGGCATTCCGTATGTTGCCGGTATAGGTGCGGGGATTGAGGATGCTGATGGCCAGCCCCTGAGCAATATTCTGCTGCAGGCGGACCGTATCGCGATGATTAACCCGGAGAACGGCAACACCACGCCGCTGTTTGTGGCGCAGGGGAATCAGCTGTTCATGAACGATGTGTTCCTGAAGCGGTTGTTTGCAGTGAGCATCACCTCGTCCGGCAATCCCCCGACGTTTTCCCTGACGCCGGACGGGAAACTGACGGCCCGCAATGCTGATATCAGCGGACATATCAGTGCGAACTCGGGCACGCTGAATAATGTCGTGATAGCGGAGAACTGTACGATAAATGGCACGCTGAAAGCGGAGAACATTATTGGTGATCTTGTGAAATGTGCAGGGGTGGCTTTTCCGGTGGATGGTAGTTACCTTGCGAACGGTACACGAACGCTGACGGTATATGACGATCACAGCTTTGACCGGCAGATTATAATCCCGCCGATAATCTATGTCGGGTCAAAACAGGAATCCCGTACCAGTAATGACATCTGGACAGAGTGCTTCCTGCATGTTGATCAGAACGGACGCCGGATTTATTCAGGCAGGTCAGTGACAGAGCCGGGAATTTTCAGCGGGATCATCGATATGCCAGCCGGAGGTGGTCATATCACCCTGAGTTTTACCGTAAGTTCACGACGTCAGAACGGGAGTTTTGGCAGTTCACGTATCAGTAACCTTCAGGCGATAGTGGTGAAGAAAAACAGCGCGGGGATCAGTATCCGCTGAACATCGCGCCCCGGGATTGCCGGAAGGAGACAAAAACCGTACAGTATGCGCGGGTGCCTTTGGCTGATGGCCGGAGGGAACACCTGAAGGCCGGAAAGACGAAGGCCCCGGACAAACATTCATGTTTAACCCGAGGCCTGACTTTCGATCTTCAGCAAATTGAAGGTTAGCGCCTCTCCGTAAAAGGAGCAAGCGTTTATGTCGCAAAAACCGTTAAAAACCACCGTGATTTGTACCACGGTAGTGCTCATTATCTGGATCACCCACACTTCACTGTGCGAGTTCCGGTTCCGGATAGCGGGCGCGGAGATTGCGGCGTTCTTACAGTGTAAGCAGTAAGAAACCGTGGCGTGGGAGAATATCCCCCGCCGACCGGTTGCTGAGGGTGGTCAGCCGGATGGCACCGTTTTAACACCAACAAACCACAAATATTACCGCAGGCCGGGAAACCGGTACTGCGGTTTTTTTATGGGGGAAATCCATGACAGTCAGAATATCGGGTGTGCTGAAGGATGGTACGGGAAAAGCGGTACCGGGATGCACGATAGAGCTGAAAGCGCGCCGCACAACGGAGACGGTGATTGTCACCACGGTGGCGTATGGTCAGCCGGGGGAAACCGGCAGTTACAGTATGGATGTTGAGCCGGGGTTGTACCGGGTGACGCTGAACACGGAAGGGTACGCGCCGTCATATGTGGGTGACATTCTGGTGAAGGCGGATTCTGCACCGGGAACGCTGAATAAATTTCTGATGGACCTGGAAGACGCACAGTATTACCCGAAAGCCCTTGCAGAGCTGGAAGCGGTGGCAGCGGAAATCCTGAAGCGTGCAGAAGCGTCAGCGGCCAGTGCAGAGGAAGCGAAGAAACGGGCAGAGAATGCGCGGGGACCGAAGGGGGATAAGGGAGACACCGGGCCACAGGGGATTCCCGGGCCAAAAGGCGATACCGGCGAGCGGGGGCCAAAGGGTGAGCGTGGTGAGACAGGGCCACAGGGGCTTCAGGGTGTGAAAGGTGAACGGGGAGAGAAGGGCGAAAAAGGCGAGCCGGGAGGGCCGGATGCGACGACGGCACAGAAGGGAATTGTGCAGTTAAGCAGCGCAACGGACAGTGATGATGAAACGAAGGCAGCCACGCCGAAAGCGGTGAAAGCGGCAATGGACAAAGCGGACGGATGCCTGGAGAAAGCGAAAAACGGTGACGATATCCCGGATAAGGTGAAGTTTCTGAACACCGTGGGAGCAGCCAGAGTATACGGGCGGGACATTCATACGGGGGCCGGTGAATGGACCACGAGTGAGTTTGTCGCCTGGCTGAAAGAAAAAGGGGCATTTGACCAGCCTTACTGGATGATGAAGGCATCACTGCTTGCGTCAATGAATAAAGTCATCACAGATGTCGGACCGGGAAAACTCAATCTGGGTGGCTGTGTCATTGAGGTGATGGGAACGTATGAGGCTGCCATAGTCCGGGTCACCATTGGCGAATACGGTGCAACGGGGTTTATTAATGGCACGGTCTGTACCTGTACGGTTTACGGCGACACACAGTATTTCCACTGGCGGGTGGATTACAGCACAAAAAACAAACCGGATACGGTCAGCCAGCGGGATGCCAGTACGACGCAGAAAGGTGTGGTGCAGTTAAGCAGTGATACTGGCAGTAATGACGAAACAAAGGCAGCCACGCCGAAGGCCGTGAAGGCGGCAATGGATGTGGCAAATGAAGCGAAAACAAAGGCAGAAGAGGCTGCAGCAGGAGGTGGTGTTCCCGGTCCGAAAGGAGAGAAAGGTGACCCCGGAGCACAGGGTCCGAAAGGTGAAACGGGAGCAACAGGCCCCGCTGGTCCGCGGGGAGCGCAGGGACCGAAAGGGGAGAAAGGCGACCCCGGTCCCAGAGGTGAGCGTGGAGAAACCGGGCCGATGGGGCCGCCGGGGGCATCAGGAGATGACGGGAAGAGTCGTGTCATGGGCTTCAGGCTGGGGAATCCGGTAACGTATGAGTTGCAGGAGGGGGACCATGGCTGGTCAGTTAATCTGGCTGATGGTTCAGTCATTACAGGGCTTTCGGGGAACACTCAGGGCGGCGTCAGCCGTGTTACAACGATTTACTACAGGCCGCTGCAGATGACGTTTGATGGCTCTCACTGGCGCACCGTTGGTGTTGGTGAGTATGTGTCGTCAGGAGCGCCGGGGCGTGAGTATTTTTCATTATAAAGCGCATCACTTGTCAGACATGTAACCGGGAGGACTTACAGATGCACATAAAGAATTTCAGACAATACACGCCGGAAAATCCGGATGTGCCGGGTGCGATGTACCTGAAATCAGAGGATGGTCAGGACTGGTATGAGTGTCAGTCGTTATTTTCAGCAGAGACGCTGAAGGTGGTTTATAACAGTGCCGGGGTCATTACCGGCATCAGCAGGGTGGCATCAGTTCTGTGGCCTGTGAATCAGAGTGTGGTGGAGGTGGCGGATACGGAAGAAAACCGCAAAGCTGACATCTCCGGGCGCTGGGGTTTTGACGGGGAGAAAATCACGGACCTGCTGACCGCGGAGAAAGCGCGAGGGATGAAGGGCGATGAAATTAACGCCTGGCGTAATGCGATGGAAGCGGCGAACTACACGTTTGAGCACAATGGGCGTAAATGGGACTACGGGAAGTCAACGCAGACGCGTCTTGAGCCGTCGGTGGCGGCAGCGAAAGCGGGGAAACTGCCGGAGGCGTTTTTCTGGACGGATGCGGAAAACAATGATGTGCCGGTGACAGCAGACGAGCTTATTGCGCTGAGTGAAGCGGCAGAGCAGGCGATGTTTACCAAAGGGATGGAAATCCACGTCCGGCAGCGCACCATGAAGAAAGAGCTGGAAAAGCTGACCAGTGAGGATGAGATACTGGCATACAGGGTTGGCTGGGCACAGGAATAACAGACAAAAAGATGGGGGACCATCACCTCCCCCATGAACTGCGTTGACTATGTAATTATTGTGAAGAGACCTTACCTACACAGATAAAGAGTGCCACGGAAAAGTTAATTCCGGAAGTGATGGAGCTCTCATTTTTGCGTGCTTTTTGTTCATGGGATTTACATGGGGCATCTTGGGGCATATATGGGACAAAAGAAGTCCTCAGATAAACAGAGAAATCGAGTTCAGGATTCTTATTGAAAAATGTAATTATCTGAAAAAACTTAGAAAACGCAAATAAGGCCACAGAATGTTAGAAAACATCTATGAATTATGGATTTCCAGTTATATTCGCTCGGCGCAGCGTTAGTGTTTCATGAAATATTTTTTCCTGAATCATCAACGGCAATGGCGTTAATTTTGGCAATGGGAACCTACGGTGCAGGTTATGTGGCGCGTATTGTCGGAGCATTTATTTTCGGCAAAATGGGCGACAGAATAGGGCGTAAAAAAGTGCTCTTTATTACCATCACCATGATGGGGATCTGTACCACCTTAATTGGTGTGTTACCGACCTATGCACAGATTGGTGTTTTTGCCCCCATCTTGCTGGTGACGCTGCGTATTATTCAGGGGTTGGGTGCAGGTGCGGAAATTTCCGGTGCCGGTACGATGCTGGCGGAATATGCGCCAAAAGGTAAGCGCGGAATTATCTCCTCATTTGTAGCTATGGGAACTAACTGCGGAACCTTGAGCGCAACGGCAATCTGGGCCTTTATGTTCTTCATTCTCAGTAAAGAGGAACTGCTGGCGTGGGGATGGCGTATACCGTTCCTGGCGAGCGTTGTCGTGATGGTCTTTGCTATCTGGTTGCGTATGAATCTGAAAGAAAGCCCGGTCTTTGAGAAGGTTAACGACAGCAACCAACCGACAGCAAAACCTGCACCTGCTGGTAGCATGTTCCAGAGCAAATCCTTCTGGCTGGCAACAGGGCTGCGTTTTGGTCAGGCAGGTAACTCCGGGTTAATTCAGACTTTCCTTGCAGGCTATTTAGTACAGACGTTATTGTTTAACAAAGCAATTCCAACAGATGCATTGATGATCAGTTCGATTCTCGGCTTTATGACCATTCCGTTCCTTGGTTGGTTATCCGATAAAATTGGTCGCCGGATCCCGTATATTATTATGAATACCTCTGCGATTGTGCTGGCATGGCCAATGCTTTCTATCATCGTAGATAAAAGCTATGCCCCGAGCACCATTATGGTTGCACTGATTGTGATTCATAACTGTGCGGTGCTGGGATTATTTGCTCTGGAAAACATTACCATGGCAGAAATGTTCGGCTGTAAAAACCGCTTTACCCGGATGGCTATTTCTAAAGAAATTGGTGGTCTTATCGCTTCCGGTTTTGGTCCTATCCTTGCGGGTATTTTCTGCACCATGACGGAATCCTGGTATCCGATCGCCATTATGATCATGGCATATTCAGTGATTGGTTTAATCTCTGCGCTGAAAATGCCAGAAGTGAAAGACCGTGATTTAAGTGCGCTGGAAGACGCTGCGGAGGATCAACCGCGTGTTGTAAGAGCTGCGCAACCTTCCAGAAGTCTGTAA